AAAGAAAAAAAGGAAGAAACCCAAGTTTCGAATGTATGCAAAGCAGTACATCTTGACCTTCCCACAGTGTGATGTGAAGAAAGAAGTAGCCGTCGAGCGAATTGAACAGAAGTGGAAGAGCGAGTTGAAAGGCTACATTGTGTGTGAAGAGGAGCACAAGGATGGAACTCCTCATCTTCATGTCTTCCTTCTCTTTCAAGAGAGAAAACAGTTTTTGAAGCCAGATTGCTTTGACTTTATCGGTGGAAAACATGGAAATTATCAGGTAGCGAAAAGCGTTAGAGGTAGTGTTCAGTATGTGACTAAGGCTGGAAATTATGTAGTCAAAGGCTTGGATGTCGACTCGATCGTCAAGAAGAAGGCTCAGAAGAGCGACGAGGTTGCGAAGATGTTGTTGGACGGAAAGACTCTGGCTGAGATTAACAAGGAGATGCCGGGATATGTGATGATCAACAAGAAGAAGTTGGAGGACTATGAAACCTGGATAAAAAGTGAGAAAGCGAAAGGCAATAAGAAAGAGTGGGTACCTCCAAGTATTGATGGACTAACTGGCTCTCAAAAGGTGATAGCGGAGTGGCTATGCAAGTATGTGAAGCAGCCTATGCCATTCAAGGCCCCTCAGTTATATATATGGGGGAAGAAGAATCTTGGGAAGACTTCGCTAGTAAGGTGGTTGAAGCAATTTCTATCTGTGTACCATATACCAACCACAGAAGAGTTCTACGACCTTTACTCAGACCAGTACGATTTAGTTGTGTTGGACGAGTTCAAGGGTCAGAAGACAATTCAATGGCTGAACGAGTTCCTCCAAGGAGAAGATATGCCAATTCGGAAGAAGGGGTCGCAAGCGATGAAGTGCAAGAATATACCGACAATTATATTGTCCAACTATCCTTTACACGAGGTTTATGTTAAGGCAGCTCAAGATGGTCGACTGGAGACTCTTGAGGCTAGACTAGAGATAGTAGAGGTTGAAGAGTTCATTGATTTCTATACTAAACAATAAAGTATATTTACAAGGATTTTATTTTAAATGTTTAAGAATCTTGATAACGTACTCGTGAGTACATGTTAAATTGATATCCTCCTGCAGCTAAAGGGCAATCGTAAAGAAGGATCAGGGATCCAGTAGCGATTGACCCAATGGTTGCTCCCGTTCCGTTGAAGATGGTGTCGAGGTTGAGTCGTTTGAATGCTTTGAGCATTCTGGATGTTGGTACTCCTCCAGTGAGTACTCCTCCAGAGTACGCATTAGGAGAAAGTGGAACGATCCAATCTTTGATTATTCTGAATCTCTCTCGGTTGTTAAGATTTATTCCTCTTAAGTAGTTGCCAGAATCTATGATATCTGAGGGTGAAGGAGATACTCCATTTGTTTGGGAGTCGTATACGATGAGGAATCTAGCAGCATCTCCAGTAGGTGAAGGTACGGTGTTAACAGGAATGATGTGAATACGAATAAGAAGAGATTTGTTGATGATTTTACGTCCAATTCTGTTGTTGTAGTCTTGTCCTTGAATTATTCCGTTGAGTAAGATGATTCCTCCAGCAGAGACGAGGGGAACAGCATCAGCTGATTGGTCAATGAATTTTAATTCGTCTCTTCCTCGTCTGTTGTATGTTCCGAACCATCCTCCTGTTCTAAAAGGTGCTCTAGATACGACCATTTGCCTTCTAGAGCCTCTAAGCGCTCTTCTAAGAGTGCGTAACGTGATCCTCCTGTTTTTCCTCCACCTGGGGAAGGAGGAGGTGTTGATAGTTCTAACGGTGGTAATTGCCATACTGGATGTACACTAGGTTGTCTCCTAACAGGTGTTCTTTTCTTTGGAGTTTTTGCAAGACTAACGGGTTTCTGTGGCTGATCCATATTTATAGGTGATGGTTATGAAGTTAGGGTATTGGTTAAATATCAGATGTAGACCAATGGAATTTTATTGTGTTTTTCGAAGAAACATTTCAAGGAAAAATAACTTCCTCGAATTGAACCCCTTTGCAGTTTAAAGTGTGATGCCACCACAGGATTCGAACTCGAGGAAGAATGGTAAGTGTTAGGTCCCTCGCCCATTGCGCTAACAACTTCGTAGAATATTAAAAGAGCTATCAAACAAGGAATTATGTCCACTACCCCCCGGAGGGGGGGGTCCGAAGCGACGAAGTCGCGAAGGAGGGGGGTCGACTCGGACAACATTAGGGTTAGGGTCTCGGATAGAACCACTAAAAGGCGTTTGAACTACGGTTAGGAGCTCCGAAGCGCTGAAAGCGCGAAGGTGCGTCCCAGGGCAGCTGTAGCAAAATAGAGAACTTCTTTGATTTGAATCCCATTGGTGTTAACTTTCTTTGATTTCGATTAATAATAAAAAAGGTGTTAGAACCACTCAAGGTGTTAGAATTCAGTTAGGGTTAGGCTAAATATCGTACGCGTATAGTGATCAACTGTCAAGGGAAAAATATCTTACGGAGTAAAAATAAAAATAGTAAACGTCAAAATTGACAGGGGAAAAATATCTAACGTTTACGTACGGGAGCAAAGGGATAAAAGGGGAGAGAGTCACACCTGGGCGTTAATATTACCTACGCCCAGCGGTGACTAAAGTGATGTCAAGTGGAAACGAAGACGCCTCTCCCCTTCATAAGACGGTTTACCAAGTAGAAGAAGAACCAAGGTATCCGGGTTCTGATGTGGAAAATGATGAGCTTATGTGCTTGGAAGGTCCTCTCTCAGAGGAAGATGAAACTATTGTTGCTCCAAAACCAACAAAGGGTGTGGAAAAGAAAAAAAGGAAGAAACCCAAGTTTCGAATGTATGCAAAGCAGTACATCTTGACCTTCCCACAGTGTGATGTGAAGAAAGAAGTAGCCGTCGAGCGAATTGAACAGAAGTGGAAGAGC